TGCAACATCTCTAAGATTTCTAAGTCAATTTCTAAAGCGATGTACTCAGATAACATTTGAGTTAACTCAGCTTCAGCGTCTACACTATGGTATGCGTTCAAATCTTGAGCTAATTCAGGAGTCCAAATTGCTTTTAATTTTCTTGTCTTAGCAACGATAGGCTCAGATTTCAATTCTAATTCGATTTCTGGTATTGCTAAATCAGCACCTCTATCTTCGAAGTCACCTCTGTTATAATCAGATGGTTGAACATGGTAAGTTAAAGTTTGAGTTACTAAATCAGTTGCAACTAAAGTAGCCGAAGAAGATACATAGAAAGAAGCAGAACCTACAGTATTGATTGTAGTTAATTCAGGGAATGAAGTCACTGCAGTTGAACCAGATACTTTGAAAGCTCTTACACCTTGCCAATCAGCATCAGCAGGTAAACCTACTGTTACTTTTCTCCAACCATTTGGAGTTGCTGAGAAAGATGCAGATAATGTTTCGTTACCGATGAAATCAGATGCAGAACCAGAACCTACAGTTGCAGTAACTGCAGCAGTAGTATCGTTGATTGTATATCCAAATCTTCCAGCTCCGTACAAACCACCTTCAGTAGCTTGTGTAGAACCTAATTTATTTCCAGAAGGAGAATATGCATCTTTACCAAAAGTTCCACCATTACCGAACATAGAAGAACCAGAAGCTGGTCTACCTAAAGTTGTGTTAGTACCATATTTGAAGTCCATGTAGAAAATCAAACCTGAAGGTAAGTTCATTGGTTGAACTGAAACGAATTCTTTAGCTGCGATAGAACCGAAGATTCTTCTTACTAAAGGTAACGCTACACCAGCCCACTCTTCAGAACCACCTGAAGTACCTGTACGAGTTGCCTCATCTAATAATTGTTTTGCTTGGTTTTCTAACATTACTGCCATACCATGCTTAGTTGTTTCAGAACCTACTCCTTCAAGTAAGCCTGTTTTTTCCCATTTGCTTTTCAAACCTCTAGTTTGTTCAAGCATTACGCTTTGTGGGCTTGCGCCTGTCATTAATTTTTTTAAGTCCATTTTAAATGAATTTATTTTTTTTGTGTGTTAATTACTTAATAATACCTGCTAATTTCTTAAATCTTTCAGAAAAATCTGCACTTTCAGCAATTACTTGCTTAGCTGCTGTTGCTGGCTTAGTAGATTTTGTTACTTTGCTAGCGATTCCTTCAGAAATTGATTTTTTAGCGTTTTTGTTAGAAGATGTTGTATATTTGAAATTCTCTGCTAATGTAGAGTAAACCAATTTAACTTCTCTAACTGATTTTGTTCTATCCAAAGTTTCAATCACTTTAACTTTTTGTTCGTTAGTCATGTTGTGTGCTCTGAATAATTTGTTTGCGAATAATAACTTAGCGTTCAATAAGTTCACTTCGTTAATTGTTCTTTGTAATGATTTGATAGTTTTGTAAGCTTCGTTCAAAGCAACTTCGTTAGAAGCTTCTTTTTCCTTTTCTTCATCATCACCTGTCATATCACTTTCCATTTCACGTAAGATTTCTTCTAAGTCGATAACTTCGTTTTTCTCGTCATCTTTAGATTCTTCATCTTCCGCTTCGTTAGTTACAACTAATTTTGGTGTTTCGCCTTTGTCAGTACCAGCTTCAGAACCATCAGCAAGATTTTCATACATGCTTCCTTCTTCTTCTTCAGTACCTTCTTCTTCTTCTTCACCTAATTGTGCTTCTAACTCTCTGATGATTGCTTCTAAGTCCATGTTATCTTCGGTATCTTCTTCTTCACCGCCGGTAACATCGTACTCTTCACCATCACCCATTTCAGAATCCATGCCCATGTCATCCATGCCCATTTCATCTTCACCTTCTGCTTTTGCAAATGGATTTTCTTCTTCCGAATCTCCATCTTCTAATTCTGCCAATCTAGCTTTTAATTGTGCGATTTCATTTTGTTTTTCATCGTCACCTGCCATTTGGTCATCACCTAAAGGATTTTCTTCTTCAGAAATGTCTGCTACTTTTTTGTAATCAGTACCAGCTTGTTCAGGTTTACCTGAGTCTTTTTTAACACCTACTGATAAGTCTGTGTCAGCATCTAATGTTGGTTGTGAGTTACCTGAACCAATGTTAGATGAATCCAATTCCTCGTCAACTTTGTCAGTTTCATTATCTTCCATTTCTGCCTCTGCTCTTAATTTTTGAGTTAAGATAGATTGTAGTCTAGGAGTAAATGCTTCTTCAAGTGCGATTTTAGCGTTTGCTAAAGCGGTTTCTTTAACGGCTTTGGCATCAGCGATTGCTTCTTTCAATAATTTTGAATTTGCCATCTTGTTTTTTCCTTAAATTTGTTTGTGAAGTTATTCGTTTAGGAACTCCAATAGAATTATGTTGATTGTTCGGTCACACCTTATAAGAAGGGTATTCATTAATCAACTATGTCTTTAAAAAAGTAATCCTATATGAGATAGGATATTTGAGAATAAATATATAAATTTTTTAGAAAACTAAAGAAAACCCAAATCTTTTTGGTTTTTTCGTATAGTTTCTTCTTTTTGTAACCTTTTTTTAACTGATGGTTTAACAAATACCTGCCTTTCTCTAAGTTGTTCTATTTGTTTTACCTTTTGAACTTTTCTTTTATATTCTTTTAAAGCGGATTCAATATTTCCGTTTTTTATACTAACCAATAGCATTTATTACTGATGATTTACTAATTTATATTTTGTTCTATATAAAAGAGATACAACAGTATCAATATCGTTTTGTATCCAACTATCTTTTAATTTAGGATTTTGTCTTAATCTAGCTACCATGCCACATAAAGTTTCAAAATACTTAATAATATTTTTAATATCATTATTTTTATCCAAAGTTCCGATGCCAGATAATTGAATTAATCCTTCTTTACCCTGATATACTTCCACCAACCCATCTATTAATTCACTAATTGAATCGTAGTATTCACCCAATGCTAAATGTGCCGAATGTGCTCCGATACCTTTAACTCCTAAATGAAATGAATGAGCTTGTGTTCTACTTTGTAATAATAATGATGCTAATTCTTCCATTTATTTGCAAGTTTTACATTTTTGTTCTCTTAATCCCAATCTTTGTTTCATAACATCTTCTGATAAATCTGCTATTTCAAAGTATCTTCCTAAAACATGCCCCATATCTTCGTATAGAGCTTCTAATCTTTGTTGTTGAGATTTTGCTTCCACTGCTTCCTTTTCAAATCCTGATTGTAATTTTTTAAGTTCACCCATATTACGTTTGATTGTAACTCTATCAAACCAATCACCACCTTCTCTCAAAGTATATTCTTGTGCTGCATCTGCGATACCACCCAATGTTTCTGCAATTTGCATAATATCAGATTTTCTACTCATACCTTCTCTGTGTTGTCCGTATGTAGAAATAATTTCTAAAAAATGTTTTTTCAATTCAGTTGGTAACTGCTGAAATTCCTCATCTTCTTTTAATAAATCTTTTAAGCGTATCATATACTATTTTTTTAAAATATCGTTTTTCTTAATCTTTTGAATTGCTTGCATCAATTGTTGTTTATCCAATCCCAATGCATCAATAATTTTTGCTATTACCAATTGTTCTTTTCTTTTTGGTAAACTATATCCTTTTATTTGGCTTACTAATTTTTGTAAAAATCTATCAACTTGTGGAGGTAATGTTACATCCATATCATCTAATGATTCTTTTACAACAATATTTTTTTTAGGTATTAAGTTTATTAACTTTGCCATATTAATTAAGTTCAATTATAATTTCTCTCATCAAATCTTGTGCTTTACACCATTTACCACATTCATCTGCAATTTGTTTCCATTGTTTAGATTCATTAACAGGTGCCATAAATGCTCCATGTGTTGATGGGTTTGAAACAAAATCCCAACCAATCAATTCAAAATCTTCAGATACCATTACAGTACCATCTGATAATTCTTTTACTGACCCCAACCCTCTAGATGAAATACCTAAACGAATGTTATTCTTTAATAACTCTTTTAAAATGTTTCCTGATGGTGTTGAAAGTATTTCTACCACTCCACATACATCATCGCCTTCCCAATAAATTTCTCTAATGTTATGTGATACATTCTTTAAGTTAATAATTGGAGATTCTGGATGGTCTAATTCGCCTAATGCTCTTCTTTCTTTAATAAGTTGTCCGTATTTTTCACACTCTCTTATTAAAATTTCTTTTGGATATCTTCTATTATTTTGATTTGGAGCACCTGCTCTTTGTAGGATTCCCTTAACTAAATAAGTTCCATTTTCTTCTTTTTGAAGTTTTGCTTCAAATAGATGGGTTTCTATTAATAAAGGTTTATTCATTATTTTTTATTTCTTAATGCTTTCAAATCACTACCTTCAATTTCTCCATCACCATCAACATCAATTTTCTTTTGTCCTGCCGTTAATTCAGCTTCATTATATCCTGTTAATCTGCCTTCGGATTTTGCTTTATATGCAGTATCTACGGCGTTGAAGAATTTCTTTTTATCTTCATCAGACATATCGGCGATTGATTTACCACTTTTATCTAACATATGTTTAAACAATTGTTGATAATCGTTTTCTTCTTTTACTACCTGGCGAATAAGCTCTTTTAATTCTGATTTTTTCATTATTCTGATATTTGTCTGATTTTTTGGTCTAATTTAATTAATCTTTCCTTTATACTATAAATATGACTATTTGTCCTTTTCCAATAACTTTTATTATTTACACCAGATTCGTTCTTAATTTTACCATACCAATTAAGAAATCTTTCCATTTCTTTCAATTGTTTATTGATATTAGATATACCTCTACCAATTTTTGATTGTGCAGTTGATTCTTCATTTTTCAAATCTAACCAACGATTTTCATTAACTACGGTATATCCTGTTAAATCAGCTTGTCTTTTACCTTTAGTTTTTTCATCTTCACCTTTACCAAATGCAAATGGTGTGTTATATGGTCCGGCTGCTGCACTTGTGTTCATTTCATCTACATCAGCTTTTAATTCAACATCTTTATATAATCCACTAATCTTATCATCCATTTCTTTCGATAAAGATTTCTTTTTATTGCCAAGTTCTTTAAGTTTTGAAACAATTTTTTTCTCGTTAGGAGTACCTTTGTGTTTTTTGTATGCTTCTAAATAATTTTGAATTTCTTCTACTACTGAAAAATATTCTCTTTCTATTGTTTTAAGTCCTCTTGCTTCGTTAACAATAAATTCTTTTATTTTTTCTGGTAAGCCATCGTGCTTTGTTGATGCAAAATCTTTGGCATCTTTATCAGACATTGAATCAGCTGCTTTTTTAACTTCTGGAGATGGATTTTCCATATCACCCTTTTGAGCTGAATGAACCATTCCCATAAATCTTTGTTGTGCTTTTGATTGTGCTGGCATTTCTTTATATTGTTATGATAATACTGATGCAGTTCCTGCTGATAATTGAATACCTACTGGATGACACGGATACACTTGGCCTTGTATTAGTGTTTGTAGAGATAATGTACCACCACCTTCAACCGATACACTACCTGTTGTAGCTATACCAACCGGTAACAATATACCCCAAGCTTTATCGTAATTCCCAGTCGTATCATGTCTACCTATTTTAGTAACGGAACTACCCGACGTGAATGTACTAACTTTGAAAATTCTATAATTTGTCATTTTTTATTTTTTTAAACTATTTTTTAATTTCCTC